TTAATCAAAGCTTGTGGATTTCCTAACGGTCATCCATTTGAATCTCCAGAAGATATGGCGAAGCAGCTTATCAATAAGAATTTAAAAATCACTGTAAAACATGAGGAGTACGACAAATTAGTTGATGGAGTAAAACAAAAACGTACTGCTGCAAAGGCTAAATATTATGACGTATCCGATGTAAACCCAGTAATGGAAACTGGTGCATTAAATATCGGTGATGATGATCTACCGTTTTAAGAAACTGAATAGAGAAGTTGGTATTTTACTAGCTTCTCTTTTTTATAGAAAAATTACGTAATCGGAGGGCGAAATGAAAGAAAATCCATACAATTTTAACGATATCCCTGCCGAACTAAAAGCCCTGCCACAATGGATTTTATGGAAGTCGGAAAAGAAAAGCGGAAGATATACGAAAGTTCCATGTCAAATAACTGGAGAATTGGCACAAGCAAACAATCGTCGTACCTGGTCAACATTTGCAACAGCAGTGAAGTTTTACTTAGAAGGAAATTATGACGGAATAGGCTTTGTTTTTAGTCGCCAAGACAACTATATCGGAATTGATATAGATAAGTGTGTTGTGGACGGCAAGCCAAATACTTTTGCAACGGAGATTATTGATACATTAGACAGTTACACTGAATTTTCTCCAAGTGGAAATGGTATTCACATCATCATCAAAGGGAACCTTCCACAATCAGTATTAGGAACTGGAAGAAAGAATACAAAGCATGGATTAGAAATTTATTCATACGGTAGATATTTTACCTTCACAGGTAATAGAGAAAATTCCAATGAGATTTATGATCGTACAGATGAACTGGCCGAAGTGTTTGAAAAATATTTTGATGATAGCGATATTCAAGGCCGCGTGAATCTTGCTGAGTTTGAAAAAGACGAAATTAAAATTTCAAACGAAGCACTATGGGAAAGGATATTCCGTTCTAAGAATGGTGATGAAATACGCAGCCTATACAACGGAAATCTAATTAATGGGGATCATTCCGCAAGTGATTTAGCTTTATGTAATCATTTAGCATTCTGGACTGGAAAGTCTGCTACTCGAATGGATGCTATGTTCCGAGAAACTGGTTTAATGCGTGATAAATGGGACGTTATCCATTTTAGAGAAACCAATGAAACATATGGTGAAAGAACAATTGCAACTGCTATCTCTTCCACTTCTACCACAATTCTAGACAACCGGGAGCAATTCGAAGAATTCTCTTTTGAGTTTAGTACAGGGGATACAGAAGAAGTTGTGGAGGAAAAACCGAAAAAGAAATTTCGTTTAACTGAACTAGGGAATGCAGAACGAATCGCTTACGAATACGGCCATGTAATCAAATATGTTTCCGACATGGGCTGGCTAATATGGGATGGCAAACGGTGGAAATTAGATACAAAGAAAGAGATTGAAAGAATAACAGCAAAAGTGCTTAGAAGCCTTAGTAAGTCAGAAGATGAAGCTGAGGCTAAATGGTCGAGAATGTGCGAAAGAAGAAACATTCGGATGAACAGCATCAAAGACTTAATGCCATTAGTGCCAGCTGAAAGAGAAGACTTTGATAAACATAAATATTTATTCAATGTCGATAACGGAATTGTAAATTTAAAAACAGGTAAGCTGCAGCCACATGATCGTGATTTATCTTTAACTAAAATCTCTAATATTGAATTTGATGAAAATGCTAAATGTCCTGAATGGCTAAATTTCTTAGACCAAATATTCCAAGGAGATAAAGAGTTAATCGAATATATGCAGCGATTAATTGGTTACTCTTTAACAGGCGAAATTACTGAACAAATAATGGTTTTCTTTATTGGTGGTGGATCCAATGGTAAATCAACTTTTGTAAATACCATCAAGGATCTTATGGGTGAATACGGAAAACAAGCTAAATCCGATACCTTCATCAAGAAAAAAGAAACTGGAGCAAATAACGATATCGCTAGACTTGTAGGTTCACGTTTTGTTTCTGCAATTGAAAGTGAGGATGGGGAACAATTATCCGAAGCTTTTGTAAAACAAATAACAGGTGGAGAGCCAGTATTAGCACGTTTTTTAAGACAAGAGTATTTCGAATTTACACCAGAATTTAAGGTTTTCTTTACAACTAACCATAAGCCGGTAATCAAAGGTGTAGATGAAGGGATTTGGAGAAGGATTCGGTTAATTCCATTTAACCTGCAGCTTCCAAAAGAAAAAAGAGATAAAAAATTGCCTGAGAAATTAAGTCTAGAAATGCCTGGCATTCTCAACTGGGCGATTGAAGGTTGTTTGAAGTGGCAGCAGTCGGGACTAAATGATCCAGCAATCGTTATGAAAGCAACAGGAGATTATAAAGAAGAAATGGATATACTTGGACCATTTATGTTCGAGTGTTGTTTCAAACGTGATGATGTCCTTATTGAAGCTAAAGAATTATATGAAGTTTATTCCAATTGGTGCTTTAAAAATGGTGAACATCAATTAAAAAATCGGGCGTTTTATAGAATTCTAGAATCGCAGGGGTTAAAAAGAGAACGCGGTAATAGAAACAAGTATTTTATCCATGGTGTTACTTTAATAGAACGAAAAAATACTTTTACACAGCAAAAGTTACTAGAAAACGATGAAAATAGCGAAAGTGTTACTAAAAGTAACACATTTAAATTCTCTTAAAAGCCTTATGTATCAAGGGTTTAACCTACTTTTAATACTGTTTTTGTTACTTTTGTTACCAATAATATATATAAATAAAAAAATAAATATATATATAAGTATTTATTAGGAGCGTTAATAGCCAAAATTGGTAACAAAAAGTAACAACGTACTTCAAACCCTTGGGGCTGTAAGGCTGAATGGTGTTACTTTTTAGTAACACATGCTAATTTTAGGCGGTTTTAAGTAACACATTTAAGTATCTTTTGATAACAGAGGTGAGTAGTTTGCAAGTTTTAAAGATACTAAGTCTCATATGGAAATCAGGCGCCAATATTTATCTTGATAAAAAAGATAATCGAATAGCAATAAAACAACAAAATTTAATTCCAGCAGAAGTTATGCAAGCTGCTGAACAGAATTTCCAAGCGATAGATGAATGGTTTAAGTCCTGGGATAAGGAATCTAATGAAAAAATTACGCTAATGAAGATGATCCATCAACTTTGCGGATGGCAGCATAATGAGAAATTGAACAATTGGTTATGTACGGAATTAGAATCCTTAGATTTACTGGTTGATTGGACAAGTTCATTGGCTATAAACGGTTGGAATGACATTTACACGGATTTTCGTGAATTTGAAAATGAAGAATCAAATAAATTGGCAAAAGAACTATACATTCGTGCTGTTACATATGCCAAGAAAGGAGTAGGAGCATGATGGAAGATGAGTTAACCATTGATACTAATGAAATAGGAGATTATTTCTATAAGGAATTAATAAAACGCGGCTTTGCTCCTGGGAAGAAAGAAGTTGAAGAAATCGCAGATATTGTATTTGAATATATGGTTTCAATAGGAGTGATTGAGGTGGTAGATGAATGATTTCCTATCATTACACAGATACAGAATTAAATAAAATACTAAAAACACTAACGATTGTAATTGATACTCGTGAACAAGTGAATGGCCATATCTTGAATTACCTTCACCAAAAAGAAATACCTATTAAAATTCAAAAATTAGATACTGGTGATTATGGCTGCATGATTCCTAAGAATGAAGAATTAGGCATATTGCGAGATATCTATTTGGATAGTCGAGTAGAACGGAAAGCGCACATTGATGAAATCACAGGTAACTTACAAAAAGATACGCAAACAGCATTTGAAAATGAATTAATACGTTCAAAGGACATTCCATTTACTTTAATTGTGGAAGACCTACACGGTTACGAAAAGATGATAAAGGGTGAGTATCGGTCAAAGTATAATGCCAAAGCATTACTGGGTCGATTGAATAGTTTTAAAGCTAAATACAACTTTGAAATTGTATACCTAGACCAAAAATATAGTGGCAACTGGATATATCATCATTTTTATTATCGAGCAAAACATTATCTAAAGACAGGAATTTTTTAATATGACAATTGAGCAAAAAAAGGACGAGCTCAAATGTGAGTTGATTAATCGAAATTACTTTAAAACTCCAGATGGCCGTCAATTGTATGAGTTAAGTTTTGAAGAATTGAAATCCATTCTAAACGAGGTGAAAAAGAATGAATCACATGGGAGAGTTTTACGAAATAAAAAAGGAGCTGCTCGATAAAATCGAAAATGGTCCACAAGATGAATCAAAAGCGCTTATTGCTCGTGTTCATAATTTCATCATAGAGCAGCAGAAAATTATCTGTGAACAGAAGAGACAAACTCGCTTCAAGTTGGTAATGGAATTAGGTTTAGAAAACATTGAGTTACATCAACAATTAAAAGAATTAGAGACTGATAGAGATAAATATAAGCAAGCCTATGAAGGATTAGTAAAAGCATTATAAAAAATTCAAATCAAAGGAGCTAATAAATATGCCTAAAGTACAACTTAATCAAAAGGAACAACATTATGCAGATACTCGTGAGGAAGCAGAAGAAATTGTTTTAGCTGCTAAGGAAAATGATCACTTACAAATGCACAAGATCACTGAGAAATACAATAAGTTCGGCCAGTATTTCTTAATCGATTTAACTTATGCATATCAAACTCCTAAAGAAGTAATGGAGAGCAAACCTAAGGATGATACTCCAGAAGGTCAAATGAGTATTGATGATGCTCACGAAGGAATTCCTTATTCTGTGGATGGCAATGGAACGGTGAACGTCGAAGATAATCAATCGCAGGAATAAACAATGGCTAAACGAAAGCCTAAATGGACTCTCCTTTTCCGAATGGAGGAAGGGAGACCAGTCTACTTATATGAGCCATTGAGGAAATATGAGTTGTAAAGTCGCTTGAGAAAAGGCTGGGTGGTTATAGATGAGCGAAGATATCATAAATAAACCTTCTCATTATCATAAGAACGGAATTGATGTTATCGGATTTGCAAAACTACATTGCAGCAAGGAAGAATTACGTGGATTCTTTCGTATCAATGTTTGGAAATATACAGATCGATATTTACAAAAGAATAATGTTGAAGATTTGAAGAAAGCTAGATTTTATTTAGACCAATTAATTGAATTGGAGGAATCAAAATGAACTTACAAAAATTATTCGATACACAAAAAGTGCTGCGTGACAGAATCGGCTATAACGGTGAAGATCGATTTGAAAAATTAATATTAGCATTGCTGGTTGAGATTGGTGAATGTGCGAATGAATGGAGGGGCTTCAAATTTTGGAGTAAGGACCAGGAGCCAAGGAGAGAGTTAATTCATCGGGATCCGCATGGTCAATGTGCTGATGTTGTGACAAATCCGCTCCTTGAAGAATATGTGGACGGATTGCATTTTGTATTGGAGATTGGATTGGAACATGGAATTGACGAATTAATTGAAGTTTTAGCAATTGATGATTTAAAACTATCAAGCATAACAAAGCAGTTTACACTTTTGTTCCAAAGGGACTGGGATGTGTATGAGGAAGGTAATGGTGGATATTATCATGAAGGTCTTGAATTATACATCGGTCTAGGTGAAATGCTCGGCTTCACATGGGACCAAATAGAAGAAGCTTATTACGCTAAAAATCAAGTGAACCACGAACGACAAAATACAGGGTACTAAAATGAGCATAATAAGCCTGTTTGATATGAATATATGCCTCATGTGTAACGGGACTGGAATGATTGGGAAAAAGGTTTGTCAGCACTGTAAGGGTGCTGGTGAACCACCTTTAAGAATTAAACGTAAGAGACCAAAGAAGGTATAGTATGGATTTTCTTTTCGGTTTTTGTCTAGGTCAGTTATTTATTACTGTGGTTATGTATTTGGGATTCAGATATCAAGAGAAGAAGTAAGGTAGATAACTTATGAACATGAACAGAAGGTGTAATAAATGAGCAGAAGAACATGGTTTAGTTTAGTTCGAGAATATTTCCCTAATGCTAGCGACAAACAATGCGACTTTATTCTATGGGAAAAAACCGCATTTCCATTTACAGGAGAAGAAACAATTAGAAAGCACCTCCATGAATATAAAGATGAAATGGAAAAGAGTAGATAACTATTGTGCATTAAAAGCTAGGAATACACCTAGCTTGTGGAAAGTTACTTAACTCTATTGTAAATTTTAATAGCCATACTAATAAGAACTGTGCTGAAAATAGTGGTAAGTATGGCTGAACCAATACCCATCCACATTATTGTTAAAAGCTTTCCTTTGTAGTTAGGGAACATATATATTCTCCTTTGTTTTTTTTTAACTTGTGCTACTTGGGTAAAATTTATGCATTGGATAATGCGCAGTTCGAAACTTATCCGCAGAAAGGAGTAAAAAAGTGAATAAAAAAGAAATTCTAGGCATTGTCGGTCAAGAAACGGATTT